TTAGCACCCATAATCATAAGGATAAAAAGAGTTATCCTCCTGGAAAACTTGAATGGTAGAGCCAAAATGTATAATATAATTACCATTATTATACATTAGTCCATATTTTTCTCTATAATTCTCTACTACTTCAATCAAAAATTTTTCAGTAACATTTAAAAAAGTAGCAGCTTCATAATATGTTCTGTAGCCAAGATCGTAGCATAAAGCAAGTGTTTGTAAATTTACTAAGTATTCATGAGATTTACGACGAGCGAATTTTTCTTGTTTAATATTATCGATGTTATTAAAATTTGTTATATCCCCAACGGTGTATTTCCAATGCATTGCCTCTTCTATAATAGTACATCTAAGCTCACTTTCTGTTAACGATGGATGCAAATGGACAACTTTATTTTGTATAAAGCCAAATAATTTCGTCGGCAAGCTGTTATCAATAATGAAATTCAATTCCGGAAATTCTTGTTTTAGTTCAGAACTTGTTTTATTCATCTATGAGCCTCCTAAAAAATTGTATTTAGGCTATTCTTCTTTTTGCGAACGTATAAACTTGAGGTATTTTTCTATTTCTATTCTTTCATCTTCTGTTAAGTCATCATCGATATGAGCTGCAAGTAAGTCGCTGTTGTCGAATTCTTCTCTTCCTAATAAGTAATCTGTAGAAACATCGAAATAGTTAGCAATTGCTTCTAGCTCGTGAGCTCTAATATCTCTTTCGCCAGATTCTATCCTATTCATTACGCTTTTATTAATCCCGATACGATTAGCCAATTCGCGTTGAGAGATATTTCTCTTTTCCCTAAGATTGATAATCATTTCATTGACTTTCATATTTACCACCTTTTACTTTTAATAATATTAAGATAACACATTGCTAAAACAGAAATGCAAAAATTGCTAAAATAGAACTTGACATTTCTGTTTTAGCAACGTATACTAAGATTATAAAGATTGCTGAAACAGAAACGGAGGTGATTTTATGCAAGTTGAAATTGATTTAAAATACATCAGAGAAAAAAGAGAATCTCTTGGGTTTTCTCAAAAAGATATGGCTATAAAGTTAGGATTTAAGAATGCATCCACATATTTAAAATATGAAACAGGAGAGTATAAAATTAAAGCAGAAATGTTGCCTCTTTTGGCAAAGATACTAAAATGCAATATATCGAATTTTTTTACCAAAAACGTTGCTAAAACAGAAACGGGAGATTTTGCGAAAATAGGAGGCTAGAAAATGAACAGAAGATATTTGAGTAATAAAAGAAGTGAAGAGAAAGAATCAGTTTTTAAAACCAAAGACATACCACCAGAAAACTTAAAATCATTAAATATTAAGATGCAAGGAGATAGAAACTGTTGTTATGGAGTATTAGAAATCAATGGAAAACAATTAAGAAAAGGAATTACAGCGGTCAAGTTAGATTTAAAAGCAGGATCATTACCAGTTGTACAAGTGGAATATCACCCATTCACGATCAGCGAAGAAATGCAAAGACTAATATGGTCTGGAAAATACTAAAAATCATAATTTAGGAGGAAGAAAAATGAATAACATCAAACAAGCAATTATTAAACTAGAAACAATTTTAGAAAATGGTAATGCGATAGAGAGCGGCTCATTCGTTAAATACAGCGTTATAAAAAATATTTTAAGTTTACTTGAAAAAGATCAAGAGCTAAAAATTATCGAAATGAAAGTAGAGCTGAATGGAGTAGAGGATTCCATAGAAAACGCCACTTTGTTAGAAAAGAGATTAAGTGAAGCCAAATCTTTGGTGGAAGACTTGGCTAGCACTATAAACTCGCTAGAAATTAAGGTAGATGGTGTAAAAATAGTTGAGGACTTGTGTTTTGAACCAATTGGTGCCGATCCTGCGAAAACCGACACCGATACTACTAATAAATGTGTTGTTTGTTTAGAAAAAGCAGACTTCGAGCTAGAAAACGGAAAGTTCATTTGTGAAAACTGCGCTCAAATAATGGGAGAGCTAGCTGAAGACTAAACTTTGTTCCAAATATTTACAAAATTTTGCGCTTCTAGTTCTAATTCTAAAACAGACTCGCTCATAAGGGGTTTAGCAGTTATTAATCCCCCGTTTTGTAAATTCAACACTGAAAACTCTGAAGAATCTACTGCAAAATCTTTTTCTGATAGTTGCATCATGGTGAGAGTAGAACCAATATTTCTCTTAGTTACCTTGGTGTTAGTGTCTTTCTTTTTATAATAATTTTTCACAAGAAAGTTTTTACCATCAATTGTTAATCCGATTTCTGGGCTAGTTCGGACAAATAAATCATCAGAATAAGACCAAAAGGATTTTCCAACAGGGAAATACGAAGCATTATTTTTTCGAATAAAAGAAACGTATTTAGTAACTGCTCGTTGATAATTTTTTGCCTTTTTTTCACTGACTCTTTTAGGAAGCTCGAGTAAATCTTCTATAGGTAAATTTTTTTCGTGAGTTTTCTTTATTTCATCACGCAGCTTTTTCCAATAATCAACGGATGGATCATATTCAGAATTTTTCACTTGCCTAACGTAATTTATTTTTGCTGATGTACTAACTTTTGAACTATAAGTTAAAAATTGTGTAAGTGACAATTCGATCGCCATATTAAAACACCTCCCTTCACAAAAACTATAGCACTGTGAAAGGGCGAACAGAAAGGAGAACAAAATGTCAAATTTACAAGTAATTGCAAATGAAATGTTGCCAGTTTTAGAAAATGAAAAAGGTGAAAAATTTGTAAACGCTAGAGCATTGCATGAAAAACTAATGACTACAACTAAATTCGCTGATTGGATTAAAAGACGAATTCGCCAATACGGATTTGTGGAAAATGAAGATTTTTTCTCACTTCTCAAAAATGAGAAACGAGCAATCGGCGGCACTACATCAATAGATTATATCTTTACTCTTGATTCTGGAAAAGAATTGGCGATGGTAGAGAATACGGAACAAGGCCGAGCAATTAGAAAATACTTCATTGAAGTAGAAAAACAAGCGAGGAAATTAGCAACTGAATATCCAACGTTTTCATACATGATAGAAGATCCAGTTGCTAGAGCTGAAAAATGGATTGAGGAACAACAAGAGAAGCAAGAGGCTTTAAAGCAACTTGAGGAACAAAAGCCGAAAGTAGTTTTTGCGGAAGCTGTACAAACGAGCGAGAACACAATTTTAGTAAAAGATTTAGCTACTATTCTAAAACAAAAAGGATTAGATATAGGACAAAACAGGCTTTTTGAATGGTTGAGAGGTAGCGGATATTTGCTAAGTAAAGGCGCTTATTACAACAAACCCTCACAAAAGGCAATGAATTTAGGATTATTCGAACAAAAAACACATATTCATACAGATAGAAACGGCTTAATGATAACTACCTATACACCTCGAGTTACTGGCAAAGGTCAAATATACCTATTAAACAAATTATTAGAAGAACACAATCAAGTCATAATTTAAGCGCCGCCTACCACAACGGCGCTCGCAGACAACTTAGTCACGGGGAGCGACTAACAACAGTATATAACGATAAGTTGTTAATTAGTCGCTAAAAAATAAACAAAAAGGATTGAGATATTATGTTTCAAAAATCAACATCAGCAACAACCGCGATGCAAGTTTTAGCAGAAACTCGCACGCAAAAAGAGCTAGCGATAGATAGTTATGTAACGCCAGCATTAATAAGTAATCAGCTGAAAGGAAAGCGGACGGTATCACTTGAACAAGCAGAACAGTTAATTGATAGCTACAACGAACCAGAAAGCACTTACTTGTTTGCACATGAATTCAGCAACGGAATGATACCACCGCTTTTTGACGGTTTAGACAACCATCACGCTTCCTTAACTAACAGATTTGAACTAGAAGTTGAAGAAGCCGTAAATGCGTTAAAAAACGGCATAGAGACAATGACATTCAATTTGAGAAAAGGCGATATGTTACAGCGAGAAGCAGCTAAACAAGCTATTTCAGAAATAACAGATGTAATCGCAACAGCTTTAACTCTAAATACAAGTATAGCAAGAACATTCAATATAGATTTACAACAAGTTTTAAGTAAACGTGATCAATATTATAAAAAGTTAGGAGTGGTTAAAAATGACGTTTAATGCAATAACAGCGCCGGAATTATTAGAAAAAATGAAGCAACAAGGTATTGAAATTAGTCGTTCTAAGCTCTACAAAATGGTTAAACAAGATGAAATTCCATACACGAAAATTGGTTCTAATCTATTTTTTGTAGAAGACCAAATTGAAGAGTGGGTAAGAAATGGCGGGACAGCTAGTCAGGCGGTAAGAGCTTGAAAGTGTTGTTCAGCATCTTAGTAATAATAGCAGCGGCGTTAGCGTTAATAAACTTATGTAATTTGATTTTAATTCTGATTTTAATTTAGGAGGGCTACAACAATGACAGAAAGAGTTTTTCGGAAACAAACGATTTTCGGTAATAGTGAGATTTTCATAGACGACAGAACGAAAATGATCGCTAATCCAGCTTTCCGGCAAAAAATACCGCTTATTGAAACAGGCTGCGAGAAAATGACGGACTATATCGAAGAGTTAATACTAAAGGGTTATGAGGAGGTCACTCGGTAATGGATGTATTTATGGTAATGATTTTCGTGTCGTTTATGTCTGTAATTGCAGGCTACTGGTTGAGAGGAAGTGATAAAAAACATGGTTGAGAATCCGATGGTTGTTGATGCTTGTTGGTCCAGTTTTGAAAGAATAAGCCAAATTTGGCATAACGAATATTTAGAGGAATTAGAGCGTACTAATGAAGAAGAGGCGGAAAATGAAGAATAAAAAAAGACCCACATAGCAGTGTGAGTCCGGGATTTAAGATATTACCTTAAAGAAATTATACCTTAAATCCGAAATTTAATCAATGGAGGGATAACATGGATAATTTTAAAACGATTCATTATGGCTTTAAAGTCGTGATACATGATTATGACGATGAATTAACACCGCTTTATAACTTACTAAAGAAGCAATCAACTAACTTAGAAGGATCTAAACTATTTGATGAATTAATTGATATACATGAAAAACTAGCTAAAAAAATTGAGCAGAGAGAAGGCGTGCAAGCATGAAATTATACGAATTGACTCAAGCATACAATCAAGTCTTAGAAATGGCGGAGGAATTAGACACAGAAACTCTACAAGACACTTTAGACAGCATTAGAGAGCCGATAGAAGAAAAGGCAGAGAATATTATAAAAATGGTCAAAAGTATTGAGGTTGAGGCTGAGGGATTAGCTAAGGAAGTAGAGAGGTTAACGAAGCGTAAAACAGCGTTAGATGCAAAAGCTAAAAACATGAAAGAGTATTTAGAGAGCGAAATGTTAAAAGTGGATATCCGTAAAATTAAAAGCTCACTATTTACTATTAGCATTCAGAAGAACCCTCCTAGCTTGCGTTTGGAGGACGAAGAAAAACTATTCATGTTTTTAGTAGAGCAACCTAAAAAATTAGATAAGAAAGCTATTACAAGCGCTCTAAAAGAAGGAAGAGACGTACCGGGCGCTAAATTAGTACAAACCGAATCATTGAGGGTGAGGTAATTAGAATGAAAATGAGTGAATCTGTAATTGAACTCAGCGTTGCATTATCCAAATTTCAAGAAAAAGTAGAACAGCCAGCAAAAACAGCAAACAATCCATTTTTTAAAAGTAGTTATGTTCCTTTGGAAAACGTCATTAGTGCAGTAAAAAAACATGCACCAGATCTAGGATTATCTTATATACAAATTCCGTTGACTGAAGAAAATAAAGTGGGAGTTAAAACAATATTGATGCACTCAAGTGGTGAATTTGTCGAGTTTGACCCATTTATGTTACCTCTAGACAAAAATACAGCACAGGGGGCAGGGAGCGCTCTAACTTACGCTCGTAGGTACACATTGTCCGCGGCTTTTGGGATAGCGAGTGATGAGGATGATGATGGAAATGGTGCTAGTGGTAATACAAAAGCAAATAATAGCTCAAAAAATTATCAGCAAACAAAACAGACGCAACCAACACAGCAAAGCGACAATTTAGCATCGCCGGCACAAAGGAAGGCTATATTTGCGAAAGCAAGCGTTGTAGGGGACCCATTTGGACATGATGCGAAATATGTACTAGAGAGTTATAAAATTACGGATACAAAATCAATGAGCAAAGGTGAAGCTTCTGCACTAATTAAAAAACTAGATGCAGAAATAGAGGCGCAAAAACAAGTTAATTAAAACAGGAGGAGCGAGTATGTCGGGGATTCAATGGATAAAGTTATCCGTCAATATGTTTGATGATGAAAAGATTAAGTTGCTCGAAAAAATGCCAGAGGGTAACCAAATGCTTATTGTATGGATTAGGCTTCTAGCTTTAGCTGGAAAAACTAACGACAAAGGACGCATTTATTTAAACGAAAATGTACCGTATACGGAAGACATGCTCGCGACCCTTTTCAACCGTGATGTTGGGATTATACGTGTAACGTTACATACGTTACAGAGCTTCGGAATGATTCAAAAAACAGAAAATGGATTGATTGAAATAGAAAATTGGGAAAAACATCAAAACGTTGATGGTATGGAAAGGGTTCGTGAGCAAACAAGGAAAAGAGTGGAAAAACATCGAGAAGCTATGCGGCAGAACAGAATAGCGAGTGGTGACAGTAAAGGAAATAAAGAGTGTAACGTTACAAGTAGCGTTACTGTTACGCAAAGTAACGCAATAGATATAGATAAAGAATTAGATAAAGATATTAACAACAACAACAGCGATTTAAATTTCAAGGATTTTTGGGAACAAAACGGATTCGGAATGATGCTTCCAATCGAACTCGAAAAATTACTTGCTTGGGTAGATGATTTTGCAGGTAATCGAGAAATTGTCATGAAGGCTTTGGAGGTTACTTCTGAACAAGGAGCAAACAAACGTAATTACGCTTACGTTAATAAGATTCTTAAAAACTGGGAAAGCAGAGGATTTAAAACAATAGCTGATGTTGATGCAGCGGAAAAACAACGACAGATAGAGTTAGAGCAAAAATATAACAAGCCCACTTACAACAAATATAACAAACCAGTTAAAGAAGAAGTATTGCCGGACTGGTTCGACAAAGAACAGAAACAAACAAAACAAGAAAATTCAACAACAGAATCAAGCGAAGACTTAGAAAAGAAAGTCGCTGAAATTAAAGCGAAATTAGCGGATAGGAGCGAGGTGCAGGCGTGAAACGAATACTTAATTATCCCGGCAGTAAATGGGGTTTGGCAGATTTAATAATTGAAAATATGCCGGAGCATAAAAGTTATTTAGAACCATTCTGCGGATCATGTGCAGTCTTTATGAACAAGCAAAAAGCTACTTTAGAGACGATAAACGATTTAGACGGTCGACTAGTTAATCTTTTTAAAGCAATGCGTGATAATCCAGAAAAACTGCAGTATTTAATCATGCACACGCTGTATTCTCGTGAAGAGTATATGCTTTCTCAAGAAATATCAAGCGATTCATTAGAGGATGCCAGACGAATGGCCGTGAGACTCTGGTTTGCCGTCGGAGGCAAGACTAATGCAAATGTTGGATTTAGAAAAAACGTGTCTTGGAATGGTCCTTACAACGCATATGAGTGGAATGACATGTATAACCGCATCGGAATAGCTGCAGCAAGACTGAAAGACGCTCAAATCGAAAATGTAGATGCAATTAAACTGATTGAACAGCATAACGATAAAGATACACTGATATATTGTGACCCGCCATATGTTGCAACTTCTTTAGCAAGTTCACATTATCAGCATGACTTTAGTTTAGAGCAACACAAAGAGTTACTAAAAGTGCTTAAAAATCATGATGGCAAAGTAATGTTAAGCGGTTACGAATCAGAGCTATATAAACAGGAGTTATCAGACTGGCCAGTGCTTAAAACGATGACAAAAGTAGGAATAACATCAGAAAAGAAATCTGATAGGCAAGAAATTATTTGGTGTAATTTTGAGCCACCAATGCAATTAAATCTTTTTAAGGAGGAACAAGCATGAATTTAAAAGTAGGCGACAGAGTAGAATTCATTTTAAGAAGCAAAAAGCGCGTCGGGACAGTAGAGGAAGTTTACAGCGACACGCAAAAGTGCAAAGTGCATATTGATGAATTTCCGGTGACAGTTACTAAGCCGCAAAAGTATTTGGTGAAAGCGGAAGAACCAGAACTGGTAGTAGTTCCGCAATTTGCCGGCGACTGGATAAATCACTGTAAACAAAGAGAATACGATTTAGCTTGTTTGTTAGACTATGAAGAATCAAACATGCCCGCCGAAACGTGTTCGTGGTTACGTTCTAAAGATAGTAATCAAGAGCTTATAGTGCGAGCTTGGCTAGACGGATACGAAGTTGAGAAAGAACCGCTTTATTATGTACAACTTATTCAAGGGATATGTGGCTATCTCAATGTGCGAAATGACGGAATTCAGTTTTTAAATAGCAGGGGTCAAACTGCTGAGCTTAAAACAAGATTCACAGAAAAAGAAATAAAAGCAATGGATAAAGGTGGCGCTTATTGGCAGTTTGCGGTGCTTGTTGAAGAATTGGAGGAGTAAATATGGAATTATATGCAATAGTTGACGAGGATTTACAGGTTGCTAAACATCGTAGTAAAGGAACTCTAGCAGTGTTTAAAGACTTAGAAATGTTAAAAAAACATGCTTGGAGATATAAAGAGAGTGGAAAATTGTACAAAATTGCGGAGTTAGAACCTATTAACTTCTTTTCTTTTGAGGAAGCGGAGGGTGAAGCATGAGAGCGATTGGATTTAGAGCGTTTGTAAAAAGAAAAAAGAAAATGCTTCCTGTTACGGATTTGTGCTTTAACGAAACAGAAGCTGTAGGTGTGAGCGGTTGTGGTAATGCGAAATGTACGCTGTGCGTCGACTGGTACAGCTTTGATGATGTCGTGCTTATGCAATACACAGGTTTAAAAGACAAAAACGGCAAGAAGATTTTTGAAGGTGATGTGGGCTGGGATGAACACAATGAATGCTACGGCGTTGTTAAATTTGAAGAAGGTAAGTTCCTATATGTATGGGAAAACATCGCAGAGGACTTGCAAGAAGTTGCTGATGGTATTGAGATTTGCGGCAACATACACGAAAATCCGGATTTGTTGGAGGTGGCGGAATGAAACAAGGGCAATGGATGTTAAACGGTAGTTACGGCGGGCGATGGGAATCAATCACATATTTTGATACAAAAGATGAGGCTATCGAGCATGGTATCAACTTGTTAAAAAAGTATAATCACAACACGCATGACGAAAAAACTCGCAATCAAGTGATGAATGATTTAACTATATATTCATATTACAATGAACTGATTTATACTTTTTTTGTTGGTGAAATTGAGGAAATAGCGTTTCCAGACGAAACCGACAGTCTGCTAGAGAACATAGCAGAGCGAGTATATGAAGTGGCTGGGGAGTATTCTGAGGGCTATTTGGACGATGTAACAGAAGAACACAGAGAAGAATTACAGAGTTTTATCTACAGGTGGGCGAAACAGCGTGGTTATTTACCTGAGTGCTTCCTAATAAGGGAAATAGAAGAGATTGATATAAGAAATTTTGAAGAGGTGTCGGAATGATGTGCGAATTTTGTAATGTGGATGTAAATAAGAGGGTTAAGAATATAAGCGACGAGAACGACGAAATGCGGTTGAATAAAGCAAGTCAATTAGAAGTTGCAGCAGGCTGGCAACATGGATTTACTTATGCTGAATTTAATATTAAGTACTGTCCGATGTGCGGAAGGAGATTGGGTTAATGGAAGGTATGAAAAAAATAACAAAAGAGTACGTGAAAGGAATGCGAGTGCATAACGAATTAACGGTGATTAGTCCCCCGACTGTGCCGGAATGTGTAGCGAAGTGGTTTGAAGAAGAACTAGCAGAAGCAAAGGAAATGGTGGCAAAACGCTCTACAGAGGAACTATTTGACAATTTAAAAGAGATGAATCGTGACGTGCGGGAATATACCTGCGGAATACAAGTGATTCTTGATGAGCTTAATGCCCGAGAAAAACAAAATAAGGAGGAAAATGAATGATGAATCGTGTCGTGCTTGTAGGACGCTTAACTAAAGACCCTGATTTACGTTATACCCCAGCGGGTGCAGCAGTTGCGACTTTTACATTAGCTGTCAATCGCCCTTTCAAAAACGGGCAAGGAGAACAAGAAGCTGACTTTATTCAATGTGTAGTTTGGCGCAAACCAGCAGAAAATGCCGCTAATTTCTTGAAAAAAGGAAGCTTGGCAGGAGTTGACGGTCGTGTTCAAACTCGTAATTACGAGGGAAACGACGGTAAGCGCGTTTATGTGACGGAAATCGTAGCTGAATCAGTTCAATTTTTAGAGCCTAAGCACAACCTCGCAGAAGGCTCTACATCGAATAATAATCAGAACGGGGCTAATTATTCAAATAATAGTAAAACAACTCCATATCGAGCTGATTTGAGTCAGAATAAGGATTCATTTGCAAATGAGGGTAAGCCGATAGACATTAACCCGGATGACTTGCCATTTTAAAAAATGAGAGGGGGAGCGAAAATGCCAGCGATAAAAGCAATTAAAAAGTTGCGAAATAGATCAATGAGCATTAGGCAGATGGCTAACGCGATTGCAGAAGTCACAAACTACCAAATTAACGAAATCGAACAAATGGAGGACGAAGAAATTGAGGCAAAGTATACCGCGTTCGTCATTAACGAGGCGAACGAATACGCGAAGTAAATACAATGCGAAGAAAGTAGTTATTGACAATATAAAGTTCGATAGCAAAGCAGAAGCGGCATATTATCAGCAATTGAAACTATTAAAATTGACTGGTGAAGTAACCAGTTTCGATTTACAACCAGAATTCACATTACAAGACTCGTTTAGAAAAAACGGAAAACTGTATCGAGCGATTAAATATAAAGCTGATTTTCTCGTTCGATACAGCGATGGACATGAGGAATTAATCGACATCAAAGGCATGTTAACAAAAGAGTTTCGAATCAAGCAAAAACTTTTCGAAATGCGGTATATGCAATCAATTAAATGTTTGAAACTAAAAGGCAAACAATTCATGGAGGTGTGAGAGATGGCGGTAATGGAAGTAACAGAGAACAAGGCTAGGCAGCGGGAGATTATTAGTTATATTACAAATAATGATTTACCTCATAACGAGCTAAAAGAGCTACAACGTGAGCTAAATCAATTGATGAACAGGAACACAGAGGAAAAGAAGAAAAACTTTTGGAATAAAACGATAAAAAGGTTTATTGGGAACAAACAATGGAACGACATTACAGTAGCTGAATTCGTTGAAATAAGACACGCAGGCGTACCGGGAGACGCGATTGCGGATTATTTTAAAATAGCTAGATCGACAATATTTAATTTCACACAAAGAAACAAAGAAGAATATCATCGCAGATTTAACACAGTGATTTATCACAAAAGTAAAGAATTCTGGAATGACTAAAATTGGGAGGATTAGCATGATTGATAAAACAGCAAAATTTATAGGGGCGTTTACCATTTATGCGTTGTGGGTGCTAGTTATAATCTTTGTACTAGGAATCATAATTAAAGGCATATGGTGGACATGGAGTAATATATTTTAAACAATCACTGGGGGCGATGATTTGGAACAGCTATTCAACCTACCACAAGTTGAAGACATTAATTATATACAAACTGTTAGAGCAGTAAGAAAGTTCTTTAAAGACTATTTAATGCTGCGTGTAATGGCAGGAAGTCGTAAATTACCAACACTAACAACAACTTATAAAATTACGCCACCAAACTTTGGGAATGAATTTCATTCAAAAGTAGAAGATGCTGCTATTCATAATGTCGATAATGTTCATGCAGCACAAGAAGCTGTTAAAAGATACGATGCTGTTTTGAATCAACTAGATCACATTCATAGAAAAATACTGTTTGAGAAGTACATTCATAACTACCAAGATGTTGTCATTATGATTGATATTCCTTACGAAGAACGACAGTATAAGCGTGAGAAAAGGAAGGCTGTCATAGAGTTAGCAACTACGCTCAATATTGAAGTGTTAAACTGAAAATGGCACTTTTGTGGCACTTTTTGAGTAAAAAAAGGTGATAAAATGTTATTAGTGAGAAGTGAAGATGATTACAAAAATAAATCATATATTGAGTCTGCGCTCCACTTCTCATTTATAAAAAATACTCGTGGCGGAACAGGTAGACGAAGCACAGGATAGAACTAATGTGGCTAAGAAACGTATGTCTTAGCTTAAAACTCCTGTAAAACAAATTAATTAGTTCATGCAAGGTGCAAATCCTTGCCGAGTATATTATAAAAAACGAACAAGGAGGGAATCACATGTTAAATCATTACATTACTAAATATGCAAATGAAGATGGGCGACGTTTTGCTGTATCATGGATTCAATTGAATTTGTTTGGAAAATGTTATTGCTTCAACATAAAACAGATTATAATTTAAAAATATTAGCTCCGAATTATTTGGGGCTTTTTTGATACATAAAAATAAGGAGTTGATTTATATGTCATTAACAGAAAATGACATTGATTATATTGCGACAGTTCGCAACGTAAAACAGTTTTTTAAAGAATTTCAACAATTAAGAGTTGTTTCGGGATTATCCGCAAAAATAAGATTGAGAAATGACGGATATCTAGAAGAACCAAATTTTAGGTCGTTTCATTTAAATAGCCAAATCAGGCACGGGAAACAAGTTATTATAGGCGCGCAAGGATTAGTGAACGGATTTACCGAAGTGCTTAACGGCATGGATGAATTACAGAGATTGATTCTGATTAGATGCTACATAGATGGAAAGCGAGATATGGCAATAGCATTAGAAACGAATTATGGGATAGCGCGGTATAAAAGAATAAAAAGAAAAACTGTTATAGAGTTAGCAACTCGCGTTGGGGTTGTTGTAAAGAAACAATTTGATGAAGTAAGCAAGGAGGAAGCATTTTAATGAATTAAAGGGAGTGTGGTGATATGTAGTGAAAATAACCGAAAAGCAAGAACGATTTGCGGATGAATATATAAAATGCGGCAATGCTACAGAAGCTGCACGACTTGCTGGATATAGCTCTAAAACAGCTAACCGCATAGCGACGGAAAACTTGTCAAAACCAGTCATAAAAGACTATGTAGACAAGGTTTTGAGTGAATTGGAAGAAAAGCGAGTTATGGGCTATACAGAAGCTATGCAGTTGTTCACTGAAATAGCTCGTGGGGAAATGGAAGAAGAAGTAATTGTTTCAAATGCAGATGGCTTTTCCGTCGTTACAAAGACTGCTGACATCAATCAACGAGTATCAGCGCTAAAAGAGATTGTTAAGCGTCATGTAGCAGGCGGTCGAGATAAATTACAAGAAGAGTTAATACAAGCGCAAATTGATAAGCTAAGAGCGGATACAAAACAAGAAAGCAATCAAGGAACAACCACGATTATCATGTCAAACGTTGACGAAATGCAAGCCTACCTTGATAAGAAGGCAGGTGTTGACAGTGAACGCAACGATTCACAAGAAGTTAACTGATTATCAAGTTATTAATGTCATAGATAAAATTAATCCCGCTTTCTACGATTTATGGCTATCTAAACATAATCACATCATAGCCAAGGGCGGACGTTCTTCTATGAAGTCGTCTGTTATCAGTTTAAAGCTAGTTGAGAAGAAAATGGCTAATCCACAATCTAATATGGTGTGTCTTCGTAAAGTAGCTAATACACTTTATAAGTCAGTCTATCAGCAGATTAAATGGGCTTTATATGAAATGGGTGTTGCGGACCAATTTAACTTCGGTAAATCACCAATGGAAATTATTCACAAAAAATGGGGGACGGGCTTTTACTTCTCTGGCTGTGATGATCCAGCAAAGCTTAAATCTATGAAAATACCGGTCGGTTATGTTAGCGCTCTTTGGTTCGAGGAATTAGCCGAATTTTCCGGTGTGACTGATATTGACGTGGTAGAAGATACGTTTATCCGCGAAGATTTACCGGATAATCAAGAAGTAACGACTTATATGTCTTATAACCCCCCTCGTAACCCATATGAGTGGGTTAATGAGTACGTAGATGCAAGACGTGGTGATGATGATTATTTAATTCATCATACAACTTATTTAAATGACGAAAAAGGTTTCTTATCTAAGCAAATCATTAAGAAGATTGAGAAGTACAAAAAGAACGACTTCGATTATTATAGATGGATGTATCTAGGTGAGGTAATTGGTCTTGGTGATAATGTTTATAACATGAACCTGTTTCAGCCGCTTAAAGCTATTCCTGCGGATGACAGGCTTATTTTAATTGACTTTGCTATTGATACAGGACATCAAGTTTCAGCTACTACGTGTTTAGCTTTCGGGCTTATAGCAAAGCGAAATGTAATTTTACTAGATACGTACTATTACAGTCCCGCCAACCAAGTGGTTAAGAAAGCACCTTCGGATTATTCAAAAGAGTTACGCGAGTTCATGACTAAAATAGTCGCAAAGTATAATGCGCCTGTAGATACGCAAACAGTGGATAGCGCAGAAGGCGGGCTTCGTAATCAGTATTATAAAGATTTCGGCGTTAGCTTACATCCTGTGGCAAAAGGTAAAAAAGTAGATATGGTCGACTTTGTGTGTGATTTGTTAGCGCAAGGTCGTTTTTATTATCTCGATATCCCCGAAAATCAAATATTCATCGAAGAACACAGAAAATATCAGTGGGATATCAAAACAGTTAACACAGATAAGCCCGAAGTTATCAAAGAAAACGATCATACGTGTGATGCTTTTCAGTACTATGTAAAAGACAATCTGAGAAAATTGGGACTCAAATTCTAGGGGGTGAAAACCTTGATTAATCAAATCATTGCGGGAGTGAAAGGAGTGATGCGGAGAATGGGGCTATTGAAGACGTTGAAAGAAGTAAAAGACCACAAAAAAGTAAATGCTAATGATGAAGATTATAAGTATATTGATATGTGGAAACGACTATATCAAGGTCATTATGCAGAGTGGCATAATCTCGATTACGAGCATAATGGTAATCGAGTAAATAGACGACAATTATCTATGAATTTGCCAAAAGTTACAGCTAAGTACATGTCTAAGCTTCTTTTTAATGAAAAAGTAAAAATCAATATAGACAACGAAGAAGCGGAAGAGTTTGTTTTAAATGTGCTGAAAACGAACGGTTTTACTAAAAACATGGAACGCTATATCGAGTACGGCGAAGCTATGGGCGGTTTTGTTATCAAGGTTTATCATGACGGGAATCAAAACGTTAAAGTATCATTTGCGACTGCTGATTGCATGTATCCATTGTCCAATGATAGCGAGAATGTAGACGAATGTGTTATTGCTAATAGTTTTCATAAAAATAATAAATACTATAAGTTACTTGAGTGGAATGAATGGAAGGGGAAGGAAGAGAAAGTATACACAATCACGACGGAGTTATACCAGTCGGACAATCCAGATGAACTTGGTGGAGAAGTAAGTTTGAAATTGCTGTTTAATGACATCGAGCCAGTTGTTCCACTCCCGCCGCTTACACGTCCGACTTTCATTTATATCAAACCTAATATCGCGAATAACAAAAACTTAACTTCACCTTTAGGCATTTCCATTTATGCTAACGCATTGGACACATTAAAAACGCTTGATTTGATGTTCGATTCATACTATCAAGAATTCAAATTAGGCAAAAAGAAAGTGTTAGTGCCTTCGAGCTTCGTTAAAACGGCAGTCGGATTCGATGGTTCAACTACACAATATTTCGACTCAACCGATGAAGCCTTTTTCCTTTATCAAGGTGACCAGGATGCAGATGGTAAATCAGTAAAAGATATATCTGTTGAGATACGTTCAACGGAGTTCATCGAGTCTATAAACGCAATGCTACGTATTTATGCGATGCAAGTTGGATTATCTGCTGGCACATTCACTTTCGATGAAAACGGCTTAAAAACAGCTACAGAAGTTGTAAGCGAGAAGTCAGAAACTTATCAAACTAAAAACAGTCATTCGCAATTAATTGAACAAGGTATAAAAGAAATGATTGTGAGCATTCTCGAAGTTGGAAAATTTATCGAAGCTTATAGCGGCGATATAGTTGAGTTAGACACTATTACAGTCGATTTTGACGATTCTATAGCACAGGATGAAGATACAACAATTAATCGTTATACGAATGCGAAAAATCAAGGTATGATTCCGCTGAAAATTGCTCTACAGCGCGCTTGGAATATTACAGATGCAGAAGCGGAAGAGTGGAAAGAAGAGATAGAAAAAGATGCACGAGCGGAAATTCCGGGGAATGATTTATCTGGATTGTTGGGAGATATTGAGCTGCCAGATGAAAACGCGGATGGGACATTAGAAGCTAGTGCTGTTGCAGGCGAAACTATTCAAGAAGTGTCACTAAACGGCGCCCAAATAACTTCATTAGTCAATATAGTTCAATCAGTTGCTAAAGGAGAACTTCCTTATAATTCAGCACTTGAAATGATTGTTGCTGCATTTCCATTTGACGAAGAAAAAGCGAGAAAGATTTTAGCGGATGCAGGCAACGGCTTCACTATCAAAGAGAAGGAAAAGACCTCTAAAAAGGAAGTGGATTAGATGGCGCTAACTCCTCGACAATTAGACTTATTTGTGCAACCGGTAGTTGATGTGTACACAACACTCGAAAATGAACTGTTCACTCTTATTGTTCGACGATTGAAAACAAAGAAAAATATCAGCGCTGACAATATACTTGCTTGGCAAATAGAAAAACTTAATCAAGTTCATGCACTAGATCAGCAAATGATAAATAAAATTTCCAAAGCTTCCGGCGTATCTGCTAAGAAGCTTTTTTCTATTGTCAAAGACGCAGGATATAGCGATTTAAAACAAGTAGATAACTATTTCAGCAAATTAGCCGAAGCTGGTGCTGTGTTACCACTTGTGGCTGACGGACAAACGATAGTCGATAAAGTAATGAGAAGTTATTTTAAGTTAGCACAAAGTAACTATAATCGCGTCAATCAAACGATGTTATCGCAAGCAAGACAAATCTATTCAGATATCATTCACGAAACGACACAGAGCGTCTTAGCTGGTTTAAAAACACATAGACAAGCATTAGCTGAGGCAGTAACTAAATTCGCTGAAAATGGCGTTCCTGCGCTTGTAGACAAGGCAAATAAAAGGTGGACACCTGAAGCTTACGTCCGAACTGTTACAAGAACAACCGTCAACAGTGTTTATAACAGCATTGAAGATGAGCGGATGGGTGAATACGGCGTTGATTTAGTACGTATTTCACAGCACATAGGAGCACGACCAACCTGTTCACTTGTTCAAGGCAAAGTTATCTCTTTGTTATCTGTTGAAGAAACTCGCTCAAAATACGGCAATAAATACATGTCTATTTACTCGCCAGAATTGCGATATGGCTATGGCGATGGAATTTTCGGTTGTAATTGCCGTCATCATCGTTTTGCATTTATTGAAGGCATTAACATTGCGCCAGACGAGAGCGAGTTAATAGACGAAGAAGAAAACAAACGCGTCTATATGTTGAGTCAGCAACAACGCTTAATTGAACGTGATATAAGAGCAGCTAAACGCAAACTGTCAGCTGCCGAAGAATTAGGCGATGAACTAGCAGTTAAAAAAGCAAAACAGGCTGTTAGAACGAAGCAAAGCAAGCTAAGAGCATTTGTAAAAACGCACAATTTAACTAGGCAGTATAGCAGAGAAAAAGTATATGCATAACATTCGACCTGAACGAAAGTCGTTAAAAGTCGGCTCTCGTGATCGTATCACGTAAAAACAACGTAGGAGGAATAAGAAATGGAAAGAGACTTTTTGAAGGAATTAGGCTTGGAAAAGGAAACTATCGACTCTATTATGGTCGAACATGGTAAGTCGATTCAGAACGAAAAGGACAAGGTAACATCAGCGGAAGCAGAAAGAGACGGGCTTAAAAGCCAGCTTGCGCAACGGGACGATGATATCGAAGCTTTAAAAACTGATTCCGGAACGAGCAAATCTTTAAAAACTCAATTGGAAACACTGCAAGACAATTACGAAACTTTGAAAAAAGATTCGGAAGCTAAATTAGTAGAAACTCGCAAAGGTGCAGCGCTTGATTTAGCTTTAGCAAATGCGAAAGCAAGAAATCCGAAGGCTGTAAAAGCTTTACTGGATAACGACAAACTAGAACTAACAGACGAAGGTTTGAAAGGCCTTGACGAACAGCTAGGAGCATTGCAAGAAAGCGATGCTTATTTGTTTGCTCAAGAAAGCGAAAATGTAGCACTCAAATGGGGCGTAAGCGGAAACCAAACAGGTGGAACAGGGGGACAAGGCGCATTAAAGCTGCCTAACCAGGTACTAAATGAGCACAGAATCACCAAATAATTATTAAACGGAGGTAATAAATTATGGGTTTTAATCCAGATACAACGACAATGCAAAGTGCAAAAACAGGTTCTATTCCGATTAACATTTCGGAACAAATCATTACAGGTGTGAAAAATGGTTCAGCGGCTATGAAATTAGCTAAAGCAGTACCAATGACAAAACCAGAAGAAGAATTTACATTTATGTCGGGTGTGGGCGCTTTTTGGGTAGATGAAGCGGAACGCATTCAAACAAGTAAACCAACATTCACAAAAGCGAAAATGAGATCTAAAAAAATGGGTGTTATTATCCCAACGACTAAAGAAAATTTAAACTATAGTGTAACTAACTTTTTTAGCCTTATGCAAGCTGAAATTGTTGAAGCTTTTTACAAGAAATTTGACCAAGCGGTCTTTACAGGTGTAGAAAGCCCATACAATTGGAATATTCTAAAATCAGCTACTGATGCAAGTAATTTGGTAGAAGAAACTGCTAATAAGTATGATGATTTAAACGAGGCTATCGGATTGATTGAAGCTGAGGACTTAGAACCGAACGGAATTGCAACGATTCGTAAGCAACGCGTTAAATATCGCAGCACTAAAGATGGTAATGGTATGCCGATTTTTAATACTGCTACCTCAAATGGTGTTGATGATGTCCTTGGTTTACCAATCGCATACACACCTAAATATACTTTTGGTGACAAAGATATCTCCGAATTGGTTGGGGACTGGAACCAAGCTTATTACGGCATCCTTAGAGGTGTTGAATATGAAATCTTGACCGAGGCGACACTTACAACTGTGGCTGATGAAACTGGGAAACCATTAAACTTAGCTGAACGGGACATGGCAGCAATCAAAGCAACTTTTGAAGTTGGATTCATGGTTGTTAAAGATGAAGCCTTTTCTGTTGTTCAACCAAAAGCGGGAAACTAATGGCGGCGCGGTCGGGTGAAACTGATAGCGCGCCGATTCAAGACTTTCCAACTATGACAGTAGCAGAATTGAAAGAAGAGCTTGTAACTAGAAATATCGAATTTACAAGTAATGCGAAAAAAGCGGAGTTAGTGGCTCTGTTGGAAGGTAGTGAGTGATATGCCTTACACCACATTAGAATTTTATACTAACGAATATGCGGGGGAGCATTTGGAACAGGAAGAATTTAACAAGTTGTTAAAATCCGCAGAGCGAGAGATTGACACCGAAACAAAATATCGTGTGCGACAAAGAGGGATAGAAGCGTTTAGCGAATTTATTCAACGTCAAATACAACTGGCTACTTGTAATCAAATTGAATATTACAAAGAAGCTGGAGGGACGAGTGAGCTAGCTGTTTCTAAACCAGATAACGTGTCAATAGGTAGAGCGTCTATAAGTGATAGTAATTTTGCTTCTACTGCAACTTCTGTTAACAAGGGGATGTTGGGCAGTAAAGTAAGAGAGTATTTAGCGCCTACTGGACTTCTTTATAGTGGGATAGGTGTTCGCTAATGAAAGTAGTAAAACCGCCGACCAACGTCCCTCAATTGCCTCTTGACTGGCTAATTCATAACATTAGTTACGAAGCGTATAAAGAAGAAGATAGACACAATCAAATCGTTTATGAAAAAGGCATTGAGATTGAACATGTTCGTGTCGATTTTTCAAAATCAAATCAAATCGCTGGATTATCTGATAGTGATAGATATGACGCGATTATTTTTATTGATGCAGTGAACAGCATGAACGTGCCATCTGATTTTGTAAGTAGATCGAGAATTTTTTTCTCTGGAAAAGCTTATAAGATTGTCAAAGTTATACCTTGTTATGCCACTTCTAATAGCGTGCATCATTGGGAAATCGAGGTGATTTGATGCCGATTAAAGTACGTGTAGACCTCTCGAAAGCAAAAGGGAGCGTAAAAAAGGCGAAAGAAAGAGGTCAGTTTGCTTTAATTAACCAAGCGGCCGCTGATATTGCGCTTTATGTGCCGTTTTTAAGCGGTGACTTGTCAAATCAATACGTTATTATGAATGACAAAGAAATTATGTGGACATCTATTTATGCGCGACGGCTGTATAAAGGTATAAACTTCAATTTCACACTAACACACCATCCGTTGGCTGGTCCTAAATGGGACCAACGGGCAAAAATAGATAAAATGGACGTCTGGGAAAAAGTAGCGCAAAAAGCGGTCGAGGAGGGATTATAATGTCATTAGATTTTTTAGATAGTATTATGGATGCTATCGAAAACAACGTAGATTTAAAAGATATGAAATTAAGAACAGCGATATTAAAACCCGAGTCAATCGCTTTGCTACTGACTCCAAATAACGATAAACAAGGTTATCAAGACGGCTCTTATGAGCGGTCTTTTTCTTTTAACCTGAATGCTTCTAGTAAGCAAGAAATGAAAGTGTTAAGCGTTTTGAATGCTATTACTGCTTACTTTGATAACACAGAATTAGAAAGCATTCAGAGCTTGAATAACAGCTTTGTGCTTGAAGACAAAGAAACAACTAGTGTTCCTAATATTGTTTCGGTGAGCGATGATGGAACGTTCATTTATAGCGCTAGTTTCAAAATCAAATTATATATTGAAAGTGAGGAAAAATAAAAATGGCTAGAATTAAAAATGCGAAAACGAAATACTTTGTAGCTGAAATTGTTGATGGTGTGGGCGAGCCAGTGTGGAAACGACTATCCAAATGGATTACAAACGTGTCTGACGATGGGTCAGATAACACCGAAGAGCAAGGCGATTATGACGGTGATGGCAACGAAAAAACGGTTGTGCTAGGTTACTCAGAAGCTTACACATTCGAAGGTACACACGATCGTGAAGACGAAGCGCAAAACTTAATTGTCGCTAAACGCAGAACGCCAGAAAATCGCGGGATTATGTTTAAAATCGAAATTCCGGATACTGAAACAGCTATCGGCAAAGCAACTGTATCAGAAATTAAAGGCTCCGCGGGTGGCGGCGATGCTACAGAATTCCCAGCGTTTGGTTGCCGCATCGCTTATGATGAAACACCTACGGTTACAAAACCCTGAGGAGAGCCCGTCCAGCGTCGAAGTGGACCACAATACAATTACCGTTAAAGTAGGAGAAACATTTACTATTAATGCTTCTGTATTGCCAGCGGGAGCTAGTCAAGAAGTAACTTACACTTCATCTAATCCACCGAAGGCAAAAATCAATAGCGTGGGTACAGGTGAAGGCGTAGCAGAAGGAACAGCAAACATAACAGTTGCATCTAAAGAAAGTCCTTCTATCAACAAAGTAGTACAAGTAACAGTAGAAGCAGCAGATTAATAAATGAAGCCCTTACGTTTATAGTAGGGGCTTTTAAATTGGAGGAAATCATACATGGCACAAAATAATGTAATCAATATTCAATTAGAAGAATCATATCAAGAGTTTCAACTTGGCACGGAACTGTTTAAAGTCGGGTTAGGCGATGAAATGCGCCGTAGATGGATTGAAGCGGATGAGAAATACAAAAAGAAACTGGAAAAGTTAAATAAATACAACATCGATAATGCAGACGAAATGAGTTCAGAAGATTATTTCGCTTTAGAAGAAGATGTTAAAGAAGCTTTAACAGAAGCATATGCAATTTTGTTGGATGACGAAAAAGCATTTGATAAATGTTATGGGCAATGCAAGGACATTTTGAAAATGTATCAGGTATACGATCAAGTTGCAGAAAGCATCGTTGGTTCAGTAGAAAAACAACAAAATGAAATTCAAAAGAAATATAAAGCAAAAATGACGAAAAAAGCGAAGTGATTTAAATGCTTTCGCTTGCCGATGGAATAAACGATATTTACGTTTATCAAAACGTGGATTATCAACTTGATTTAACTTTTGATAACGTGCTTCGAGTGATTGAATTAACAGAAGATAATCATTTAACAAATGACTTTAGAGTGAATTTAGCTATAGAAGTTTTATTTGAGAGCGAAGCTCCTTGGTTACAATTTGATGAAGATAATCCGTATCAAAGCATACAAGAAAAAAGTATAGTCCTACTAGACATTTTTGAAAACTATATTGTAAAAGGGGATTCTAAAGGGATTCAATATGATCTTGATGGTAACCCAATGCCAGTAGCGACAGGTGAAGGCGAGGAAGAGCAAGCTTATTATTCATTAACACAAGATAGTGATTATATTTATGCTTCGTTTTTACAAGATTACAATATCGATTTAATAGACGTACGAGGAAAGCTTCACTGGTATAAATTTCGCGCATTATTCGATAGTTTGCGTGATGATACAGCGATTAAGTCTATTATGAATATTCGACAAACTGAATTGCCTACAGGTAAGGGTTCTGAAAAAGAACGAGAGGCACTTATTAAATTGAAAAATCATTACAAATTAAAAGATTAGAGGTGAGAATATGAGTGATGGTTCAGTAGTAATTGAGATTAGTTTAGACGATACAAAAGCAGATAAACAGCTTGATGCGTTTGAAAAAGATTTATCAAAAGCAGGGACAAACGCAGGGGCTGCATTAGATAAAGCTTATAGAGAAGCGGTATCTGATATTGCTAGTCAATCTAAACGAATAAAAGACACGTTTGTTAATGCATTTAAATCAATGGGAAGTGCTGGCTCAAATGCTTTAAAAGCTAGTTTAAAATTTATGCGTGAATTGCCTGCAAATGTACAAGCGGCGCTATCTAAACTCGCTTCAACTGTCAAAACTGGATTCGTAAACGCTGCTAAAGCATCTATTACGGCGGTTAAAAATCTAGGAACAAGTATCAAAAATACAGCAACTAACATTAAAAACGGTTTCTTTTCAATCGCTAAGGCAGTGCAAAGCAGTATTGTGTCAGCTGTCAAGACATCTATTAATGTCATTAGATCTATTCCAAACACAATTAAAAGTGCTGGAAATAGTATTAAATCAGCATTAGTAAGTAGTTTACAAGCAGCTAAAACAGCTGCTATTTCTTTTGCTCAAACTTCTGTCAATGTAATTAAAAGCATACCTGGAGCCGCAAAAACAGCGGCTGTTGCAGTGAAAAACAGTTTCGTAGTAGCTTACAAAGCGGTGGTAGTTGCTGCTTATATGAGTGTGAAAGGAACTATTAGCGCTGTGAAAGCTATACCTTCTGCTGCTAAATCAGCAGCATTAGCAGTAAGTAGCGCAATGAAAACAGCGTTTAGCGCAGTAGTGAGTGCGGCGAAAACAACAGGAACTACCGTAAAAACAGCATTAACAACTGGTTTTAGTGCAATTAAATCTGGGGCGAAAACAGCTGGTCAAGTTGGAATATCAGCGTTAAAAGGCCTTGGAAACATTGCTAAAAATACTGGTTCGTTAATTAAAAGTGGATTAGTAAGCGGCTTTAACACGGCTAAAGCAGCAGCTAAAGGTGCAGGCGCTGGAATGCGTGAAGCACTTAAAAATTCAGTCGAAAAACCTGCGGAGCAAGCTCGATTTAGTATTCTCAAATTAGCAGCGGCGTTTGGATTAATTGCAGCAACAAAAAACGTGGTAGGTAGCGCAATCGGTCGTGTTGATACGATTGATACAGCAACTAAATCCTTAACAGTACTTACTGGTTCTGCAAAAGATGCACAACTTGTTATGAAAGACTTAACTGCTGCTATCGATGGTACACCAATCGCGCTTGACGCTGTCGCATTAGGTGCTAAAAAAATGGTAGCGGCGGGAATGAAAGCGGCAAATGTAAAACCTGTATTCACGGCTATTGCTGATGCGGCTTATGGTGTCGGGAATGGCTCGGAATCCATCGACCAAATGGTAGATGCTATTTCAAGCTTACAAAGTGCTGGTGTGGCTTATTCTGATGATATTAACCGTTTGGTCGATGCAGGTGTTCCAGCGTGGCAAATTTTAGCTAACTCAACAGGTAAATCTGTTGGGGAAATGAAAAAATATGTTTCTGAGGGATCTTTAGAATCAACTAAAGCTATTGCAATGTTAACAAAAGGTATTGAAGAAGGAACAACAGGAATGGCTGGGAACACGGCTAAAATGGCAGGTCTAGCAAAAACAGCAGGTAACACTATCAGCGGTTCATTTGCGAACATGAAAACCGCAGCCGTTAAGAGCCTTGCTAATATCGCTGAAAACTTAAAAGGCCCGATTATCCAAGCGTTAGATGTTGCTAAAAACGCATTTAAACAGTTTGCTGCAGTAACAGCAAGTCCAGAGTTTCAGAAAAAACTATCTGATTTAATTAAAAAAATCAAAGAGTTAATACCCGTTGTTATTGAACTAGCACCGACTATCTTAAAATTAGTTGGAGCTATGATGGCATTGCAAGCAATTTCTGGCGCATATGCGGCGTTTGCAAACGTAGGAAAAATGCTTATTCCGTTGAAGAACGGTCTTTTTGTCATTGCTACAGGATTCATGAGCCTAGCAAAAACTATTAGACATCCCATCACTGCAATAAAAAATTTAGCATTTGCGATAAAATATTTCATTGTGACTTCTGGAGGAGTAGTAGCTATAGTAGGGGCTGTAGTAGCAGTTCTTTATGGCATGTATACCGCCTTCAAGGAAAATACGGCAGGGATTAAAGGTTTTTTATCTGGTATGTGGGATGCAGTGAAAAATAGTTTTGGCAAAATAGTAGATGTTTTTAAACAAATAGTATCAGCCCTAAAACCAGTTGGGAGCGGATTTAAAGATATCTTAAAATACATTGGTGTTGGCGTTTGGGTTGCTTTTGGAATTGTATTAGCGACTGTCGTTGATATTATTCAAGTGCTAGCAAGAATTGTGTTAGTTGCGATTAAAGGACTGCAAGGACTTTACTATGCTATTAAAGCGGCATTTCAAGCGCTACAAGGTGATTTAAAAGGCGCTAAGAAAAGCTTAGAACAGTCCAAAGATGCCTTTGTCGACGCGGGTTCTGCTATTAAAGATGCGTTTAACAAAGATAATTATGCGCTCACAGACACTATTGAGTCTTTAAAAGAAATGGGCGGAGAAGCTGAAAAAACAGGAAAAAAAGCAGAAACATCTAATAAAAAGATAGCAAGTAGCTTGAAAGTGGTTGAAACAACTGCTAAACAGACAGAAGCAACGGTGACTAAGTCGAATCAAGCAATAGACACGATGTTAAGTGGTGGTGTAGATCAATACGGAAATAAACTTAGTGAGAAAACTAAGTCGTTCTTGAATTCTGCTAAAGAGCTATATAGTCAGTATCAAGAATCAGCTAAAAAGTCACAAGATGCTTATACTGCTGCTATGGAAAAAGCGCAAACTTTAGAAGGAGATAAGCGTAAAAAAGCTATAGCGGGTGCGAACACAGCGTTGGTATCAGAAATCAATAAAAACAACGGTGCACTTTTAACCCTTCAAGCAGATTATGCAAAACTTTTGAAAGGCAATAAGTGGGTCGACGGCACAGAATTAACTGCACAACAAAAGAAATTTTTACAACAACAAACGGCGGATATTCAAGCAGAGTTAGCAAAACAAAACCAGCTTTATATGGAAGGCAATTTGCTGAAATTAGCAAACGGCAAGACATTAACCGAAAAAGAACGCTCTACAAGTATTGAAGTGCAAAAAAGCTTGTACTCTGATAGAAAAAAAGCTGTCGAAACAGGCGAAAAAGAACTAGCCGATTTGAAAAAGAAAAAAAGTGATGCTTCAACTGAAACTGAAAAAGCGAACTATCAAATTCAAATTGACGAACAGACGAAGAAAAACAAGACATTGTCTACTAATTTGCAAAACTGGGCAACTGAAATGAATGCTATAGTTGCGAATGGAGGCACTTTAACCGCCGAAACATTTGCGAAGGGCTTATCGGAAATGGGGAATATCAGCGATGAGCAACTGGGAGCTGTTTGGCAAGATTTTGTAAAAGCGAGCGGTTCTATTGATAATACTTTGGCTGGACTAGCTGCTATTATGAGCCAACGTGGTGGCGAAGGAGTACAAGGCTTTGTTACAGCGCTTCAAAGCGGGGATTATACTACAGCAGCTTCAAAAGTCAACGATGACGTTTTAAAAACTATCTCCAGTTTACCTAATAGCATGTTTTTGAATGGTCAGAGTGGAAAAGACCAATTCATTGCAGCTGTTAAATCGGGCGATTTTCAAGGGGCTGGCAAATTCCTTCTTGACGGTGTGAAAATGGGTGCCGAACCGCTGCAAGGAGAAATGGATAAGAACGGAAAGACATCAGGGAATGCGCAGGCCAATGGATTGAAAGGAACGAAAGAGGCTAATAAAAAGGCGGGCGCTGAACTCAAGAACAATGCAAAAAGTGGAGCTTTTGACCCGAATTTATTCAAAATGACTGGCTCGAAAAATAGTTCGGGATTTAATAATGGGATACTAGTTGGAAAAGATGGAGCGTTCTCCGCTGGTTCAAGCGTAGGCGGTTCGGCTAAAAGCGGTGCAGATTCTGTTGATTCTACTGGAGTTGGTTCTGACTTTGCATCTGGCTATGTCAACGGAATTTTAAGCGGAATGGGAAAAGTTGCGGAAGCGGCAGCTTCTTTGGCAAGCAAAGCATTAGCAGCAGTTCAGAAAAAACAAGACTCGCATTCACCTGCTAAAAAATCTAAAAAACTAGGTGGAGATTTCGGTTCGGGTTACTCACTAGGTATCGCTAGCAAAACGAAAGCAGTTAATAAAGCCGCAAGCAATCTCGTTGCTGGGGCGCTTGGAACGGAAAAGCAAATCAAAAAACTATCTAGTACGTTGAAAGACAAAATATCTACTGCTATTGACGCAGGTTTGCATTCTAAGAATAAGAGTCGAGGACAACTTAAACAAGCTAAAGCTTTGAATAGTATCGAGGGTTATATTGCACAACAGACAAGCAGATTAGCTGCTACAGCTAAGAAACGAGATAAAGTAGTCGCTCAATTAAAAGCCGCTAACACAAAAATGGCAGACTTGACGAAACAAAGTAAAGAGTATGCCGCTTCTATTTCTGAAAAAATGAGAAGTTATGGTTCAATTAGCAATGTAGACCCAGAAAATCCAAAATCGATTCAACAAGAAATGCAGAAACGCTTAAAAGAAATCAGAGCTTTTCAAGCAAATGTGGAAAAATTGCGCAAAAAAGGCGTTAGCAAAGATATTATAAACGACATTTTGGAATCGGGAGTAGAGAATGGTTCATCTTATGCGCAAGCTCTTGCTAAATCGGATGCTAAGACTATCAAAGCGATTAACAGCACGCAGAATCAAATCAATTCAGCGTCTAAGTCAATGGGAAATACAGCTGCTAATGCAATGTATAGCGCTGGGATTAATGCTGCAAAAGGTTTGATAAACGGACTAAACAGTCAGAAAAAACAACTTGAAAAAACAGCTAAGAGCATCGCTAGCACAATCACTAATTCGGTGAAAAAGGCGCTTAGAATTCATTCGCCTTCGCGCGTGGCCATCGAGCTTGGGAAATATTTTACTGGCGGTCTTGGAAATGGTGTTTTAGCTGGGGCTAAAGGTGCTGTTCAGTCAACAAATAAAATGGTCGATAAAGTAGTAAACGCCGCTTCTAATATGACGGTTCCGACTATTAATCTGCCGAAAATTTCAGCTGAAAAAGCGCTTGGACTAAAAAGCGTAGATTTAAACAGAACTATCACGGTTAAGACGATTATTGATAATAAAACAAAAGAGTCTAGCAACGCTGATTTAATCAAAGCTATTCAACAATCTGGCGATAGACCAATTATTTTCAATGTCGACGGTAAAGATATTGCAGATAATACAAATAATCATCTAGGGAGTTCGACTTCATTAGCATTTTACGGAAAGGGGCTATGACATGGCTACATCATTAGCATTAGTAATTGAAGGTAAAACATATATGCTTAATGAATTATTTGATTTGGAGGTAGGGGAAGTGAGCAGAGAACCGCCGCAAATAATTAATAATTACACTGAATTTGCTGGTTCTGATGGCGCTAGAACGACAGATAGTAACTTTAGCATGTTTCCTATCTCGATTTTGTGCCATTTTAGAACAGAATCAGCAGACTTATATCACGTTAAACTAGATGAATTAATGGAACTTATTTATCAGAGAAAAGAATACTTTTTAGTTCATTCTAAAACGCCTGGTAAAAAATATAGAGTACATCCGAGCGGCGTTGGCATTGACCGTAAAGCGCCGGGATACGCAGATTTGACACTTGAATTCGATGTGTTTCGAGGTTATTCAGAATCACTAAGTTCTACGCTTAGCGATTCTGAAATTGATTGCGATAAATGGCAATTCGGCCAAGGTCTAGCAATGGAGGATTATAGATATACTCACACTAAAAGTCGTTTTATTATTTATAATGGTGGTAGTTTTGACATAGATCCGCGCGAACATTATTTAGCAATTACTTTGCGTGGTCAGAATGAAGGAGAATTAACAATTAATAATATTACGACAGGCGATAGATTTATCTATTATCCATCGTTAAGCACAACAGATACATTAATTATTGATTGTGCTACACCTAGAATAAACGGAAATCCCTGCGGTCGTAACACGAATCACGGTTTAATAAGTTTGAAAAAAGGAGAGAATCTTATCGAGATTAGCAATACTAGTCATTTAGATACGAAGTGGGATTTCTCCTTTTTGTATAAGTAGGTGAATATATGAATAGCGATATTATAGTTGCTGATTTTTGGAAGAATAACGAAGAAATATTAACAGATTTCGATAAAGATAGTTTTTGCGAAAGTTGGACAGAAAACGAGATGTGGAGTATCGAGTTTAAGGTAGTACAAACTCCCAAAAACGCCCACTGCTATTCTTTTTTAGATTATGAAAGTTCTGTTTTTTTTGAAGGACAAGAATTTGTCGTTAAACAGTTAAGTCATGATGTTATCGGAAAAACGCTATCGAAAGATATTAAAGCGCCTCACATTTATTATACATGTCAAGATGGGCGACAAGACGACACTATAACAGGTTCTTTTACTTTAGAACAGTGCTTAACTCATATCTTTAAATCTGATAGCAGGGGCTTTTCATGGGAGATAATCGACCCTTCCAATATACTAGAAAAAGTTCAACAAGAAAACTTTGGAAATAACAACTACTTAACACTTATTGATCAATTACTCGATGATTATGGAGTAGTCGTTATACCAGACAATCGACACTTAGTATTTAAACCGCGCGAAAATTATGGAGCTAAGACAGAAAATTTCATCAGATATAAATACAATACAGACGAAGCAAGTTTTGATATTGATACTCTTTCGTTAAAAACGAAAATTAAAGGATATGGAAAAGTTGATAGTAACGGAAATAACTATTTTTATCCAGTCACATACACTAGCCCGGAAGCAGAAAAATGGGGCATTCGTTGGCAAGAACCCGTTTCAGATGAACGATATACTGTTGCAGGTAACATGCAAAGGCGCCTTAAGCTTGAATTACAAGACTATCCAGCAACAACAGGAAGCGTGATATTGAAGAATGATTATGAGTGTGAAAAAGGTGATTATGTTCTATTTATTTATGAACCGCTTGGCATTGATTATGATGTGCAGATAGTTGCATATAAAAAATACCCATTCACAATAAAAGCGCCAGAAATTACACTTTCAAATAATAAAAAGTCGATAGTATCAATAATGGCCCAATTAGCAAAAGTATTGAAAGGAGCGAAATAGATGTTAAATCTTGATAAATGGGGAAATACACTTTTTGATTCTAATAAGTATCAGCAGTTTAATGCTAATATGGAAAAATTAGAAAAAGATTCATTAGCAAAAGATGTAGATATAAATGCAACTAATAACAGAATTGATAATGTTGTTTTAGAAGCTGGCGGAAATAATATTACTGAAGTAGTAGATGCTAGAACTAGCAAAAACGGTCAAGTCTACAGCACTTTAAACTCGCGGCTAAATGGTGACTATTCAGCGATTGCAAGTGATTTAGCTGAATCAAATGCGCTACTTCAAACAGTAAACGAAGAAAATAAAGTATTAAAAAGTAAACTAGATGAATTGTACGGTAATTCTGCATCAAATATTGAGTATTATGTTAGTTCAACAAACGGAAATGATGTAACAGGAACAGGAGCTATTGATGCACCATTCAAGACGATTCAAAAAGCTGTAAATATGGTTCCGAAGGTTAAAGTAGGAGGATTTATTTACATTTTTTGCGAACCTGGTCAGTATAACGAAGATGTAGTAGTACAGTCGTTCAGCGGCGCAGAATGCTTTTATATCCAGCCTACAAATCTAGCGACAATCGACCCAACAACTGGACAAACAGGTTTTTTTGTTAAAAGCATCTTGTTTTCTGGCATTATGTTTCAGTGCGTTGTACAAGGCCTTAATTCAATGAGTACCGCAGTGAATAACAATTCTACGGTAATTCAGTTTGCAAGGTGCTGGTACGGCACAGTTACTAAATGCCGATTTGACACTAATTTGAAAGCAACTAATATTACAACTGTGCAATACAATCAATCTCGAGGTAACTGTTATAGCAACTATTTTAAAAATCAAAACATTATTATGTCGTCCGAGTACATGGGACATGCTTTATTTGCATCAACAAATACATGCGAAGCAACTTCGAATGTCGGCTTAAAAGCTGCTAGCGGAGGCATTTTGGTTAAGTCTGGTACGCCAGTTTTAAACGCTACTACCGCAGAATTGAAACAAGCGGGAGGTCAGATATTCTAATGACAAATCAAATCTTTAAATCAGCTATTCTTGATTTTTCTGTTAGTGCACAGAACGCTAAAGCTAATGTTCCTCAGATAAAATTTAGTACGCAAGACTCTGGAGGGACTGCGCGATTAAAGTTTACTGCAAAAAAAGATGATAACAATTTACCACTTTCAAGCGCGGCAGAGGTAACGCTTGCTATGGTATTGTCTGTTGGCAAAAAATACGAAAGTAGCTACATTGTTAATCCAGAAATAATTAACAGAACAGAAGGTGTTTTTGAATACTCATTGACTGATGAGCAAATAAGTCACGACGGACAAGCTAATGCAGAATTGTACGTTAAATATCCAAATCAAACAATGCAAATCAATCGTTTTAGTTTTGTTATTGAAAAAGCGATGATTGATGATAATTTTTTGCCCGTTGCTACCTATTATGTTGAAAAATGGGATGATTACGAAAAAATATTTAACGAAAAAGTGGAAATTCTTCAAAATGAAATTGATGATTTGCAAGGACAAGCTACTGAATTAAAAAACACATTCGATAGTCTTAATCCAGACCAATTTCCCCAAAAAGCAGATTTTGAAAATCATATAAACAACACAAACATTCATGTGACGATGACTGATAAAACAAATTGGAATACAAAAGAAAATACTGCGGGATCACAAGCAAAAGCGGATAGTGCATTAAACTCTGCTAAAGCATATACAGATAGCAAGATGGATAGTTACGGAGCTTGGATAAATGTACCCCTCGCCTCTGGTTACTCAACTGGCGACAGTAATACACCTCAATATCGACTGGTAGCAAAACAAACTTCTACCGGTTTGAAAACTTTTGCTGAATTCCGCGGATCAGTTGCTGGTACATTTATTAGTACAGCAAATAGTACTCTTGCAACAATGCCCGCTGGCACAAGACCAATTGTCACTTATTACGGTGCTGCCACTTCAAATAACGGGAACGGTGGTCGTATTGCTATTCCAGTTGACGGAAAGCTATTACAAGTGTCATCTACAGATAATGCTAATCCTTCGTACGTAAGCCTTTCAACGATATTATACGAAGTTGGCAATTAGGAGGAGTAAACATGAACTATAAACAGTTTTACGCATATGATGAAAATGGCAATTATCTCGAAACAATACTTGTGTTTGAAGATGAAAAAGGTTTAATCAATCAACCGAAAAATTCTACAAATATTGAACCTTCCATAATCGAAAACGGCATAGCAAGAGCAATGTATTATCCGCGTTGGAATGGGGAAGATTGGGACGAAGACAAGAAAAGATGGGAATTAGAAAATCCAATCATACCCGCAGAAAAAACGGAAATAGAAAAATTAAGAGAGGAATTACTACTCACCCAAGAAGCGTTAGCGGCATTGTTCGAAAGTAATTTAGGGTGATGAAATGGCTTATATGATACCAATTTACGTGAATTTAGTGATGAATAATCGAAAAACTATTGAAGAAGTTCCTGCGAATTTGCGAGGTCAGGTAAAAGCAAAAGTGGATGAGCTAAAACAAGAACAACAACGAATACAGTCAGAAGAAATAGAAGCCGAATAGGCTTATTTTTTATGGGGGATGATGAAAATGTATGATGGGCTAACAAAAGTTTTTGATTATGCTTTAGCGAAAGAAATGTTCTTCGCGGCGCTCTTTGTAGCGCTTTTTATAATCTTACTAATTATCACAAAAAGAATTTGGGATGATTCAAAAATTGTAAGAATAGAAATGAAAGAAGAACGCGAAAAAGTGGAGGAAGAACGAGAGAAGCGTAATAAGGAATCGAAAGAAGAGAGAGATAAATTTATAAGTACGATGAACGAACAACAGCGATTGATGGATAGGCAAAATGACATGATGAAACAGCAACAACAATCAATTGACAGCTTGTCTAAATCAGTCGGAAAGTTAGCTCACAAAGTAGATTTGTTGGAACACAAAATAACGAAGTAAAGGATGATAGAAATGGAGTTTGGAAAAGAGTTACTAGTTTACATGACATTTTTAGTAGTTGTAACACCTGTGTTTGTTCAGGCGATTAAGAAGACGGAGTTAGTCCCGTCTAAGTGGCTTCCGACTGTTAGCATACTTATTGGTGCTATTCTGGGCGCATTAGCAACGTTTTTGGATGGCTCTGGATCGCTTGCAACGATGATTTGGGCAGGCGCTTTAGCAGGAGCTGGTGGCACTGGATTATTTGAACAATTTACTAATCGAAGCAAAAAATATGGAGAGGATGATAAATAATGACAAGTTATTATTATAGTAGAAGTTTAGCGAATGTAAATAAGTTAGCAGACAATACGAAAGCGGCAGCTAGAAAATTGTTAGATTGGTCCGAAAACAACGGAATTGAAGTATTAATCTACGAAACAATTAGAACGAAAGAACAACAAGCCGCAAATGTTGCTAGCGGAGCGTCTCAAACAATGCGCTCTTATCATTTAGTAGGACAAGCGCTAGATTTCGTCATGGCGAAAGGTAAAACGGTCGATTGGGGTGCTTATCGTTCAGACAAAGGCAAGAAATTTGTGGCAAAGGCAAAATCTTTAGGTTTTGAGTGGGGTGGTGATTGGTCTGGATTTGTAGACAATCCGCACCTTCAATTTAATTTTAAAGGTTATGGAACTGATACTTTTGGAAAAGGAGCTAGTACTAGTAATTCTTCTAAACCGAGCGCAAATGCGAACACGAACAGTCTAGGATTAGTAGATTATATGAATTTAAACAAACTAGATTCAAGCTTTGCGAATCGCAAAAAACTAGCGACAAGTTACGGAATTAAAAATTACAGTGGAACAGCAACGCAGAACACAACATTATTAGCGAAGTTAAAAGCAGGAAAACCACACACACCAGCAAGCAAAAACACATACTACACAAAAAATCCGCGAAAAGTTAAAACACTAGTACAATGTGATCTATACAATTCAGTAGACTTCACTGAAAAGCATAAAACCGGTGGCACATATCCGCCAGGCACAGTCTTCACGATTTCAGGGATGGGGAAAACTAAAGGCGGGACACCTCGCTTGAAAACGAAATCTGGTTACTATCTCACTGCTAACACGAAGTTTGTTAAAAAGATTTAGTTTAAAGCCCTCGCTTTCGCGGGGGCTTTTTAAACTGCTACATTCATTTCAAAGAAGTGTTTTTAAGCAATAATTAACTCATATTGTGTGACATAAACACAATATATAGAATTTGGAAGTTCAATCTCCTTGTACTTAAGCTGATTCGTTTTTTATTAAACTATATGTTGTGTATTATAGTGTCGAATGTAACACTATTTGTTTAGCTTTGTGCAAAGTTATTTACTTTGGTTGTGTGATTGGTTATGATAATTAGGAAGATAGGCTTTATTTATGTCTCTTGCCTTGTCTTCCCATATTTAATATTCTTTTCGTAGGGTCATTTAATCGTGTTCGCACGACGTATAGTAGCAGGGTGCTATATGCCCCAGGAAGTGGGTTTATAACTTACCGTTGGTCCCGATGGGAGACGCATCCCAATCCATCCCTTATTTTATTATGCTCCGTTTTATGACGGAGCACTTTATTTTTATACAGACGGGATGAGTGCTTAGTGGATGAAGCATCAGCGGAATATAGATTTGAGTTATTAACACTATTAAACGATTTTACTGAGAAATTTCATGGTAAAAGCATTATTCTTACAACAAAAGGAATAGGGCAAATAGTTATCTCATTATATGATGATAATTTGCCTCATTTATTAGGTATTAACAAAGTAGTAAAAAGAAAAACCGCAACCGCAATCCTCACAGAAATTAGAAATAATAAAATTACGTTAAATAGTATTATGGTACATAAAGATTATGAAAAGATATCAGATAGGGTGAAAAGTTATTATTTTTTACATGACGTTTTCATCCACAAAAGCATACAAATATGTGTAAAGGTAAACCCTATTGATAATCAAGGGGATTATATGAAACTAGATTTAGTTTTTTACCGAAAAGATCGAGACAAGTGCATTGTCTTGGGAGCGCAGAAAACACGAAATAATAATACATATAGACTTTGTACATTACATGTAAAAAAAACTACCAAAGAGCCATACATTCTCTCAAAAAGAGGTAAGATTGTAGATATAATTATATCGGATACGATATAAAGCCCTATTATATAAACATTAGGGCTTTTTTTATGCAAAAAAACACGCTAAACATAAGCTTAGCGTAATTGTTATATCAATTCATTTTATCTAAAATCGGTTTAAAGTATTTATCTTCCGCATCTCTACGTGCTTTTATGGCATCATCTTTCTTTTCAAATCTGCCTAAAAAATGTAATTTTTTTTGAAAGGTAATAGAAGCTTCCCATTTATTTCTTTTCTCATCCCAACGCACGCCTTTTATCCCACTCTTGTTTCTTGCTGATAGGCTTCTAGTTAAAGCTGATTTCATAGTACCGTCTACTGCGTCTACTTCTAGTTTTCTTTTAAGTGCGTTTTTCTGTGCGGTCTCAGACCTTAAATTCTTATCCGCATATTTACGACCAGTATCTTCGGATAAACATCCACAAGATCGAACGTGTCCGCGCTTCAAGTTGTGCGCTAATACTTCTTTTTCATTGCCGCATACACAAAAACAGTTCCATAACGCGTTACCATTTTCAGAACGAACAAACTCTTTAACTGTTAATCTTCCAAATTTCTTATTTGTCAAATCTATAACATGATTGTTCACTAGTGTCACTTCCTTTTAAACTTATCAAAGTAACTCATTTTTCTTCTCTTTTAACACGGTGATAGCATTTTCTAACGCTTTACAAACATCTTTTTTTATATTTACATGTTCTTCGTTTTCAAATCTATTGAACGTAAAAGGAAGTACTTCAATATTAGCAGACTCAAACTCTTTGATTAAGCAGTATAATTCGAATTCTTGTGCAGGAAATGAGAGTTTGTACTTGTCTAACAGGTGTTTAAATCCTGCAAGATCGTCAGAATTTTTTTCTATGTCTTCTAATTCAAACAAAACATCTGATACAGATAAACCCGAAATCAACGATAGCGAGCGTAGTATTGAAACAGTATATTTATTTAACGGTTTTTCGTTCTGGTCTTTTAAAGTGTTTTGTGAGATACCAGTTAATTTGCTTAACTGATACCTCGTCAAATCATGCTTTTTTAAGAATTCATCTAATAATTTAATTGTCATTTAGTTTAATTCCTCTTTATCATAAGATCTTGTGTAAATTAAATCGTCTTCAAATATTTCGAAACCATCAAATTCAAAATCTTCCCCGTAATAAACCCCTGCATCACTAACATGTTTTTCAGGACAACGAAAATACTGAGTTGCTGCTTCCCGTGTGTTACGCTCAACGCTTGTGAATAGTAGTTCTTCGTTATTTGTTTTCGCGTTTTTAATCAATTCAATTACATCGTTTTTATACATCGTTTTGCTCATTTCTACCACATTCCTTTTCTATTTTATATTTTTACCATTCTTCTAATTTATTGCCTTCGTTATCGGATAGAACAAAATCACTTTCGTTTTCATAACATGTTTTTAGAAACTCTTCAAAACTAGTTTTTTCACTACTTTCAAAGTCTTTTTCCTCTTCTTGGACCTCTTCATAAAGAGCTTTCGCTTCGCGTTCCATTAACTCTTTATATTCCTTTTCAGTTAACAGTGTGTCAGTTCCTTCATTGTACCAATAAGTTTTTCCCATTTGTCATCCATCCTTTTCAATCGTTTTCTTTACTATATTCACATTATACTACGAATATACGTAGTAGTCAATGGTTTTATCAATTTTATTTTAAAATAAAAAAATACCCCGAAAAAATTCGAGGTTGCTGTTATGTTCAGATGTAAAAAACGGGATGTCAAACAGCTAATAGTTGAATGAAATAATGAACGAAAATCGTTCATGTGAATATTATTACATAGATTTTTATGTAATACAACACTTTTTTAACACTTGATTTCAAGAACGTTTGTTCGTATAATGTTAGCAAGAGGTGAAGTAAATGTATAACTTATTTGATGATATTTTAGAACATTCAATAGTATTAGCAGATGCACTTAAGCGGAACTGGTCAATAGAAGTACTGTTTTTAAAGAACAATCATCATGTGCGATACAAGTATGTAGTTCCGGTCCACATTGATAACGAAAAACATATTGTACAGCTTGAACGCTTTGACGAACGAATAATCGACATTAATGTAGAAGATATTATTTTCTGCGAGGTTATGACATGAGATTATATAGCTTTAATGATTTTAAATATATTTGCTATGTGGAGGGAAAGAAGAACGCTGTTGAAAAAATCTTCTCTGGACTACTTGAAACAAAAAAGTTAAAAGCTTTTTATAGAAAAGTAGACAAGAAAGATATAGATTTAAAAACTATTTATCAAGAGTATTTAACTAAACAGGAAATTAAGCATAATTGAAAAATAAAGTGACTTCCTTCTATAGTATATGAGAAGGAAGTCAAAAACACCTTATTAACACCTTAACCAAATAACACTAGATAACATTAGATAATATTTTATACTTAACAGGTTAAATGAAATAGCATTTAAAAACACAACAAGAAACGGGGAAGAACGCGGTGATATTGCCATTTCTTCCATGGTAAGGAAGGGGTCGTCGGTTCAAATCCGACAAGTGGCTTAAATAATATATGGATAATTTGTATGTTTCGCTAGTATGCGAGGCTTTTTTTATTGTTTAAAAGAATAATGATTTTTATTATGGATATCTTGAATAGGTAGTATAAATAGATTATACTATGGGTATAATAACAGAACGGGTGGGGTGTTTTTTTGAAGGAGAAGAAGCAGCGGATTATTAAGTCGGCTAAAGAGGTGTTTCAAAAACAAGGGTATTTGAAGACGTCTGTACAAGATATGGTTGATGCAGCTGGGATTTCTAAAGGGACTTTTTATAATTATTTTACATCGAAAGAGGAACTGGCAATTGTGATTTTTAAGCAGGAATATTCAGTTTTGCATCAGCGCTTGGAGTATACGATGGCGCAGGATGGAGCGAAGAAGGATAATTTTACGGAGTGCTTGAAGATTATTATTCATTTTTATACGGAGAATGGGGAGATATTGAATATTACTTTTTCTCAGACGATGATTGATGATGATTTTAATGCGTTTTTACAGAATGTTCGGCTGAAAAATATGGAATGGGTTAAATATCAGTTGTTAGAGGTTTACGGGGAGGAAACGAAGCCGTATATTAATGATATTACGATGCTACTTAGTGGTATGGCAGCGATGTATGTCTTTGCTAGTGGTAGCAAGAATGTTAACACAGGGCTGATTGAGCGGGCGATTCCTTATGTTGTGAGAAGACTTGATGCGCTTGTTAAGGATATTTTGGAGAGTGGAGAGATTGTATTTACGGAAGCGGATACGGAAAACCTTGTGCCAGACCAAACGATGATACGGAAGAAGCGTTTGGCTAAACTCCGGGAATCGCTTGAGGAGCTTAATGTTGGAATTGAGAATGCGGATATTGCTGATTCGGATAAATGGCAGTATAAGGAATCCATGAACGCGCTTGTTGGGGAGATTAACAATAATGAGGCGCCAAGAGATTTCATGGTTCAAGGAACGCTACTCTATCTTAAGCAACATGTACCGGCTAGTTTGACGAAAGAAGTAAATAAATTAGAGGCTTGTGTGAACGGGCTTTTATAA